TCTGAGCTGCGACATTCTGGACGTCCAGAGAAGCAATCGGTTGCCATAGCACTATCAAAGGCTCGGGAATCAAAGGACACTACTAAAACCCATAAATCTAAGAAACCCGAGAAATGAAAAGGGGCGCCCCTGACAACCAGTTTCCTACTGAGGGGCACCTTACTCTATTACAAACTGTCACCCAGTGAGCAACCTAAACTACGGACACCAAGGCAATGCTAAAGGGGCGCATGCTGCTATACATATAGCTGCTGCAGGACCAGCCAAAGCAGTTGGAACGCAAGCTGCTACGCAAGCAGCATAACTAATAGGGCCTGCTTCTACTGTGAGCTGGTTAAATGCCTCTATAGCCAGGTAAGTCACAGCCATAACAGCAGCACTCTTAGCTAAGGATGCGGCGCTTGGTATGATTGGATAAGCTCCACCAAATGAACTTTCAAGTCTCATCGTCTTCTTTCTCCACAATGTTATCTTTATATTTTTTAGCTATTTGAATGAATTCCAAACTAGCTCTGGCAGCATCTTCAGGATCGACTACTTCTTTCTTAAAGTATTTTCTTACGACAACCCCGAACTCTTCGACCATCTTTTGATGTTGTGTAGTAATAATTTGAAAAGTCATACCATCTCCATGTTTATAGTGTCGATGTCGGAATTCTACAAAGATTAAAAAATAATAACAACTAAAATTAAAATTTTACACCACCAACATGATTACTTTATGTTTGTGTTAAATTAACTTTTTGATAGTCTGTTATCACACAAGAACCTTCACATGCACGTATAGAGGTACGAAATGCACAAAAAAATCATGAAAGAAGCGGCTAAAGATTTAGAAAAAGACGCCAAGCACTATAAGAAAGAAATGAAAAAGACATCTTCAGCTGCTAAAAAGAAACAGGAAAATGTTGAGATGAGGGAAGCAAAATCAGCCTCAAAAGACCTGAAAAAAAGAGCTGAAAAAGCTCACGAGTATTAAAAAAAAAATTGTACTTAAAACATAAGAGTGTTATCTTGATCTCGGTGGTACTGTTCACAGTACGTCTTCTGTTTGGTGTTAAGGTCGGGGGGATCAGTGAGTTTTGCGTTGTCTCACTGATCCAGTGTAAGGGAGAGGTTTCATTCCACCTCTCCCTTATTTTTTATGCACAAGACAATTTCCAAAAAAAGCTATCTGGTTTGCGATATACATCTAAATTAATCCCTGTAAGTTCAGGGATTCGAGTGTAATCCACATTGCCCTTTCTCGTCACCTGAGACAGTTGTATACCTTCCCCCTTCGTGTTTGATTCTCCAGCTAACGCGATGAGTTTCTCTCTCACCTCTTCCTCTTCCTTCTGTAGCATCTTTATCTGCTCGTTTAGGTATTTCCATCTTGAGGCGCAATCTGACCATTCTTCATCAGACCTATAGATGCATAGCTCTGCTCCTTCTGGTGGTGTCTTATTTAACAAACACTCGTAGAATTCTTTTTCTTTTCTTAGCATAGTCTCGATGTAATCAGGGGACCTGTGAACGATCACTAGCTCTCCATCAATGCCATCGAAGCTAAAGTAATGCACCTTTTCAACATCACAGACATACATTTGATGCTGAAGTTGAGCAAAGTAATGATCTGGTATCCTACCCATGGAAGCTAAAGCATGATCTTTAGCCCCAGGACACTTAACTTCAAGGATCTCTTTGCCGTCCGAGGTAATGCCATCTAAAGATGCCATTGCCCAATCTTTAACAGCAACAGCAGGCTTAAAGTCTAAGCCCGTCTTGATGCAACACAAATGCCTAGCTATGGGTTCTAAATCTGTGCCGCGCTTCATCCGTTCATTAGTCTCCTGCTTAAATGCAGGATCTGACTTTTCTTGATAAAGTTTATAAGGACTCTTCCACGGTGATCCCATGATCACACAGGCATCAGTAGCCGTTATGTGTGATCTCCTGTAGTCTAACCACTCTTGACTGCCCTGCTCTAACTGGATCAGCTTATATCTAGTGTTCCCAGCTGTGTGCTCGGAATTCGTTATATGAAGATGCTGCATCATATGCTTTAACTCGTCTCTCAAGATAAACAATATATTCCTCCATCTGGCTTATTTTCTTAGCCAGGCAATGACAGACGACCTTATAAGGGTCGTCTGTCATATCTAGCCATTCGGCTAGTTCTTGTTTCGTGTTTTCGATTATAGAGTTAGGAGTCACTGGATTGCTCATCGTTGATTTGTTGGGCTAGTTCTTGTTTCTGTTGGTTGAAGTTCTCTTGCATGTTCTTCATCGCAGCGGCCTTCATGCGATCGTATATGTCTACAGGCACATCTTTAATGTCTGAGATATTATATTGTTTTTTAAGACAGTCAAAAACCCACTGCTTATACTTGTCATCGCACTCATCAAGAACCATCTTAAGATTCTCTGCTTGGTCTTGAGTGATCTTAGAAACAATCACAGGAGCTGGGGATTTAGAAGGATAAACTTCAACATCTGCCTGTGACATTTCTTCCTTGGTATAGACACCTGACATTTCAGCAGGAAATGACTTACGTAAAGCCAAGGCTTCAGCGCACTTAGCCAGTTGGTTACGTGGCATTGTCCTCCACAGTCCAGTGCTCTTTCCTTCTTTATCTTTCTGGCAGTACTCATCCATGTAAGCTTCTGCCTCAATGATGTGCCATGTGCCGTCTTTAGTCATTTTCTTAACGTAAGCGGTAGCTGCTACGATGTTACTTCGTTCATCAGTCGTAAACGTAGGCTTAGCTCCTGGAGCATAACGCTCTGTTCTTTCGGCAATAAGACGATAACCATCAATCCCAGTCTGAATAGTCATTGTCTCTCTTTTAAGACGACTATCCCATCTTTTGACTGCATATATCTGTTTTGAAAAAGGATCTAACTGAGTCTTTTTACATGCCATTAAGAACATCTGAAATTCATCATCACTTGCGCCTTTGCAAATAGAGTTCTTTAGTATATCGACTTGTTGATGAGTAAAACCACTTGGATGGCATACCTGATGATCAGGTGAAATCTCTATAAGCTTATTCACACTTACACCTTTACTTTTGGAATTTTCAATGTTTTGGTTTTTCGTTTGATTAAAAGGGCGGTCATGATTATTATTCACCACGCAGCGGCTATCATGTCTTGGCGAACTCAAAAGACCTGTCGCTGCATCTTTCATTGCATGCATATGTACTCTCCTGTTTTTGGTTACTTTGTTGGCTTGGTTTGCGTCCTCCAACGCCACAAATGTAACCTTTAACAAGATTAAGGTCAACACAAAAAAACCAAAACGTAACCTTTTCAACCTTTGCAAGTAAATCAGTTTGCCTTTATGATCTAAGCCACCTTAACAACCTCAAACGCAAAAGGGGGATGTATGAACCTTAAGACATATTTAGCATCACAAGACATGACAATCAAAGACTTTGGTAGCCTAGTAGGTGTAAGTTCTCGCTACCTATCACGTGTTATTCACGGTCACTCAATACCAGGTCCTAAGCTAAGGAAGGTTATAGCTGACCTTTCAGGTGGGCAGGTAGACGTTAACTTAACTTTGAGCACCAAGAAAAGAACACCTAAAAACCCATCATAGAGTTTTTTAGGCAAAAAGTTGCACTAACGGTCTAAAGTTGTTGAAATAAAACATTACCAAGAACATCATGACTTTACCGTGAGGACAAGTCCATGATAGTTCGCCAAGACTTTAGATCGTTGCCCCCAAAGGGTTACTTAATGCACGTCCTAGACAATACAGCAAAAGTGTATGTTTTTCTTTGGGATACCAAGGACGAACAGGACAAAGTCAAGATGAAGTGGGATCAACTTACTCCGTATTTCCATAAGGCTATGTTCAAAAGTAGCTTGAGGAAGCTCAACAACGAAGGTCTGCTGAGCTACAAAGAGACACCGAAAGGGATCTCGATTGAGCTAGTGGGCTGGGATACGGAGCTCGATGACTCAGATGAAGAGTAGAAAAAAAAAGCCCGTAAGGATTAACCTTACAGGCTGTTACCCATAAGTTCTTTGAGCACGGATTTTCGACGACCTACTCAAGAACATAAATACACTTTCCAGGGATGTCTCCATCATACCAGTTCTTGGTTTTTTGGTCTATCCCTAAGGTTGTCGATAAACACTTTTAGGAGATAGACATGCAGTCTTATTTCATTCGATCAGTAAACACAGACATTTTAGACAACTCAAGTCTGTCATTCACAGCTAAAGGCATAGGTCTTTATGTATGTGGTTTTCCAAAAGGACACCTATTCTACATACAAGATCTTATCGAAATGTCAAGCGACTCAGAAGATCTAATTAAATCAGCTCTAAACGAACTTGAATCTTTTGGATACATTTCAGAGCTTCCTTGTAAAGGAAAATATGAAACATGTGTAGGAGGTAAGTCACATGACAACCATCCGAGGCGTTAAAGATAGACGATTTCAGTTCGTTCAGCTTCTCAACTCAATGTTTGATGATGAAAATCTCAGCCTTAAATCTAAGGGTTTCATAGGCTTCTGCCTCACTAAACCATCAGATTGGAGGTTTAGTGTCATTCAGATGTGCGGTGTTCTTAAAGAAGGTGAAAAAGCAATCTACAGCGTAATCCAAGAATGCGTCGAAAATGGGTATGCTTATCGATATCAACCTAGGGCTGATGGAGGAACATTCTTAGGGTGGGAATTGGCTGTTTCAGACTCTAAAGAAGAGATAGCTGAGATAAAGAAAGAAATTGAATCTATACCTGAATTCAAAAAATGTTCACCGCACGCCGGTTTTCGGGACGCCGTTAAACGGGACGCCGTTAAACGGGACGCCGATAATGGGGGCACTACTAATACGGAAGAAACCAATACGGAAAAAAACAAGACGGATAAACAACAACTGTCTGTTGTCGCGGCAGTTGCCGCTCCTTTGCAAGAAGAAGAAAATGAAGAAGATGAAGAAAAGGAAAGCCTGAAAAATGAGGGTTGTGAGTTACCTAAGGTGATCTCGATCGCTAACCATCGAGGCCAGCGGCAGGAGATCACACAGACTCAGCTCTACGAGCTCATTATTCGCAACAAATGCGACTTCCACGCCGATGCAATTCGCTACGCGTGGAAAGTGCTCTGCGACTATACTGGCCCAATCGGCGACTGGTGGCGCTTTTTTTCAGGAACAGCTACCAACTATGTCAGACTCAAGAAGTCTAAAACCATAAAACAACAGCACCAAGGAGACAGAAGATGTCAGAAAGAAACCCAAACACAGAGGACCTCCAGCGCAGGTTCTTCGGAGAGCGATTCGTCGGCGCCACCTTTTCAAAAGTCACAAATGTCGATAGCGGAGTTGCGGAAGCAATTGCAAAATTCTCTGTCGAGCCAAAAAACTGCCTCGTCATAGTGGGACCACCAGGAACAGGCAAGACTTACATCTGCGCTGCCATGCTAGAGGTTATACCACTAGGCATAAGATCTTTTAGAGCTTATTCTGAGCGTAAGCTCCTAGAAAAACTTCGCCAAGGCATAAGCAATTCAGAAGGTGACTACATGTCTCACCTGCACTATCTGCTTGATGACGACTTCATCATCCTAGACGATTTGGGCTCATCAGGTCACAATGCTTGGAGGGAGGAGATACTTATGGAGGCCATAGATTTTCGCTACAAGGACAAGCGCAAGACTGTGATCACTAGCAATCTAAACAAACAAGACTTCAGGGCAACTTACGGTGAGCGCATCACATCGAGGCTTTTCTCGGCCGACAACGTGATCGTCAGCCTTTTCGGCATGCCAGACTTAAGAGCTCAAGGCTTGTAGCCTTAAATTTGATCACAAACACCCATTGGCTTGCGAAAAAACAGTAGACTAGCACGTAGGTAGCCTTTAACATAATAAACTCAACACAGGGCGATTATGAGATGTTTATCGTGCGGTTCAAGCCAATGGGCTATTCACGAGCTTCCAGTACAGGCTGAAATAGATGGCGTAGGCGTTAAATTTACGGCGGTCATGTTTAAATGCACCATGTGCGGTCAAACGAGCATGGACGATCACATGCATCAAGACTTTGTAACCTCTTGCATCGAGAGCTTTAAGCGGTATAGGATAGAAAAAGCATGCAAAAACGACACAGACATCTTTCAAATGGATTAATGTTGTAAGAAAAACACACCACTTTTTCTTACAAAAGGACTAACATGATACTAATATTTTTAATAGCTTTCTTCAGCTTTCCTATGGCTAGCATCCCCGTGTATCCGGTACCACCTAGGAACATGACCGGACCACTACCACCCGAGAAACAAGAAGAAACAAAATCGACCCCTCTTAGCGGAGACCATGACAAAACCGACCTATCAGTTCATGATGAACATGCTCACCACAAGTGAGGCCAACAGCAGCGAACATTGGACAGTCAAGAGCAAGCGGCACAAAAAGCAACAGGAGATCACTCGATTCTGTTTTGGGGTCTATGTTCCATTGATCAAGTTGCCTTGTCATATCAAGCTCGTTCGTGTCTCTCAAAGAAAAATGGACGACGACAACCTACGTTCGGCATTGAAATACGTGCGTGATGAGTTATCAGACCTGCTCATCCTTCCTGAAAAAAGCACCTATGTAAACAAGAAGGGTAAAATAATACCACTAAAGGGGAGGCAAGATTCTCATCCTGATCTGTCTTGGTCTTACGATCAACGCAGCGATTCACTACATCAAGCAGTCGAAGTAATTCTCTACATGGACGGTATACCGCTACAGCCTTAGGCTTCCAGCATCTTGGTTACATAGGTAAACAACTCTTCATTGTCGCAATATGCCCATTCGCCAACTTTTCCATCAAGCTCAGCGATGGCTTTTCTCATTGCCAAGTTGTCTTCAAGTAGTAACTTACAGATCTTCTTTAGTGAACCTAATTCACCAAACAACTTACGCCTTACCTTTCCACAGCTATCACTTAACTCATTGACTTGCCTATGGATTGTGTCTAATCGACAATCAATCGACTCTTCAGTGAATAGGTCAAACTCTAATTGCTGTGCATTCATATTTACCTCACAAACATTACATCTATGATAAATTGGTAAACAACGCAAATCAACTACAGATAAATTTTGAAAAATAGATCATTCTGTGTAAGATGAAGTTTAAGGTTATACCCGAAGGAGGTCCGTATGATGAATTTTCTAAACTCTCTGCCAGCTCTCCCTTATGACATAAGTCCACCCGTAGCTTTGGGTGTGGCAGTAGGTGCTATCGTTATAGCAGTCGTTCTTAAGCCTCTTGTATCTAAAGTGATAGCTGTAGTCGGAAAGGTTTTTTCTGCAATCGGAGCTTATCTGGAGGGTAATCCCGCCATCATCCGCATTCGAGCGGTCGGATGTGAAAAGTGCGTTACCAATCATACGGTGCACATTCAAGAAAACAGGCGCGCCGTACCCTCAGTTAGTGGGGATAATGGTGAACAGTAATAAATAATACCGAGCCCCGTATTCACGGACGGGGCTCTTTTACACTTCAGCTTTGAAGTGGTCCCTTATGATCTGTAAGATCACGTCTCCCCTAGTCTTCTGCTCATTCAGAGCTTTCTTAGCTATGTCAAGCCAGTCATTAAAAGGAAACTTGATATACAAAGTTTTCATTTTACGACCCTTTTCGTCCACTTCTTTGCCGTCCTTCATCACCTTCTCCACATTTAAAAACAAATGTTTGACCTAAATATACGTTTTCAAACATTATCGGTCAATCAACATAGACCACACAGCACAGGTTACCCATGATACACTGGAGACTTGAAACACTTGAAATCAAGCGACTTAAGCAACACCCCAAAAACCCACGTCAGATCAACAAACAACAGCTAGATAGACTCTCAAAGACAATCGACAAGTTTGGGTTAATCGACAAACCTATAGTTAACAGCGACGACACTATTATTGGTGGCCATCAACGCATTCGCATCCTTAAAACTCAGAAAGCTAAGAAGATTGAATGCTGGGTGCCAGACAGACTTCTTGAAGACAAAGAGATAGATGAACTTTGCATAAGCCTAAATCTTAATCAGGGTCAGTGGGACTATGACATACTTGCTAACTCATGGGACATGCAGGACTTATTAGAATATGGTTTCTCTGAAGAAACACTAATGGGCATAACAAAAGACGCAGAGAAGATTGAAGGTGATGATAGTGAGGAAGATGCAGAAACACCTGAACCACCTAAAGAGCCAAAGACAAGAACGGGCGATCTTTACGTTTTAGGCAATCACAGATTGTTGTGTGGTGACAGCACTCTACCCGATGATGTAGCTAAGGTACTAGATGGTGCAGAACCCATTCTTATGGTGACAGATCCCCCTTATGGGGTGAATTATGATGCTAGCTGGAGAGATGTAGCAGGTAAAGGATGTAGAGCAAAAGGTAAAGTTCAAAACGATGACAGAGTAAATTGGGGTGTTGTATGGCATCTTTTCCCTGGTTCATCGGCTTATGTGTGGTGTGCATCTTTGTTTTCAACTGAAGTTGCCAAATCTTTACATGAAAATGATTTTGAAATAAAAAATCAGATTATATGGGCTAAACAGCACTTTGCACTGTCTAGGGGTGACTATCACTGGCAACACGAGCCATGTTGGTATGCTGTTAAAAAAGGACACAAACACAACTGGCAAGGATCTCGAAAAGAAAGCACTTTATGGGAAATATCTAATCAAAATGCATTTGGCAACTCAAAACAAGAAGACGAACGAACGAACCACAGCACCCAGAAACCCCTAGAGTGCATGGCTCGCCCAATCCGCAACAATAGTGCTGAAGGCGAAGGAGTCTACGACCCTTTTGTTGGGAGTGGCACCACACTCATAGCCTGCGAGAAGCTTAACCGCAAGTGCTACGCCATTGAGATAGATCCAGCTTACTGTGACATCATCGTTGAGAGATGGATCAAGTATAGGATCAAGAACAGTCTGCCTTATGAATTCGCACGCAATGGGGAAGTTTTGACAGAGCTGACTAGCCATGAATGAAGACGAACTAACCAATCTCGCTACACTAGCCAAAGACTCTTCTTATCTGATGAAGATTTTAGAGAATGTGATCGATTGCCATAAATGCAGTTACGGTGTTTCTTTTTTAGCTATATCGAGCTTGTTCTGTCGAACTTGCGTCTTATCAGGAATTACCGAAGAAGATGCCATTAAGATAGTCAAATCCTCCTATGAGCTTTGTGAATCTTTGAAGAATGAACAGGATGATGAGAAGTGACTGACCAAGAAAAACAGACAGATAGGTGCATGCAGATTCGATCTAACATTATAGATCTAATGGCATCCTATAAAGATGTCACCACACAGGAAGTAGTAGCTGTTTTATGCACTACAATGGTAGAAGTTTGCATGGTGTGTAAAATAAAAAAACCACTTATCTTATCTCGTGTTTCAGAGACTTACGAACTGATAGACCAACAACTCACAGGACAAAAACAATGATTTACATTCTCTTCATCTTTGCCTTCCTATTTTCATCCAGCCCTATCTTCGCAGGTGAACCACCCATTAGTTGCATGGAGCTCAGTGATGGCAACATCCTGATCGAATGTAGCTCTAACCTTTACTCTATCATGAAACTTCAAGAACACGAGTATGTCGTCCAAGTTCTAGACCACTCACCTAGCTGCCCATGTGGCAATGACTCAACATCCAAAAGATAAGGGGAACATCATGTTTGTCAAATTTAAAGAAAACATTATCAACATCACAAACTTCTTAAGTTTTACGATGACAGGACAACAAATCACTTTCTTAAGCGAAGACAGAGCTTTGAATTGTGATTTTGGAGATGAAGAAACATGCAAACAGGCATTCGAGGACATCCTCATGGGCATATCCACTAAAGCCCACTTCTTAAGCCTAGACAAAAAACAAGACGGTGAATTTAACACCGAAACCCAGTAACGCATATTGGGTTTACAGGTTAAATGACATACCCCTCAACTCACTGGTTTTTCCAGACAGTTCAGTTGTCTGGAAAAACAGGACAACTGACATGAATCAATGGATTAGCATTAAGGAGATGTAAAATGTTTGAATGGCACAAATTTAAAGACACAAAACCACCACTAAGACAAGAGTTGCTGATTTTAAAATTTTGGAACGACGGCGTTATTCATAGATGGTTTGTATCTGAATTTAGAAGACCTTACGATAGTGATAAAAAGTTTAACCCAGACTATTATGAGTACTTCGAACCTGATTACAAGTGTCGAGATTGGAGACGTGTTGAGGAAGATTTTTTGTGGGCAATCGTTCCACTTCCTACTATAGAGATTGAGTGATGGAATGGGTAAACCTTGAGGAAGAAAAACCACCGCTACATGTAATTGTTCTTGTTAAAACAAATTTACATGGAGACAGTTGGAATAATTACTTTGTGGCTTCATATTTTGCTCCAGATAAAGAATGGCACATGCATATCAATTTTAAAGGACCAGAGCCTTACATAAGAATAGAAAGAAAATCTCTTAAAAAAGACCAATGGTGCTACATCGATTATTTCGAAGAAGAATAAATGACCACATCCCACAAGTTCAAGTTCACAATAGAGACTAAGAAAAAAGAGCTTCATCGATTAGAGGGACTGAGAAGGGAAGCTGATATCCAGTGGGATATCTTTATGAAGAAGGTAAAAGACGGAACAGCAGACTTTGCGTACGCTGCTGGATTTATGCAAAAACTAAATGACATAGATCTTAAAATAATAAACATAAAATTTGAAATGGACTATACCTTGCAGATGTCACAATAGGGTACTCCCTACGACACCTCTAACAACTTTCTAATAACTGTCACTTTTAAATGAATTTTTACTATATTGACAAAATGACAGGCTTTCTGTATTCTTCTAACAACACAGCAACAAAAAACAAACTTAGGGTAATCGTGGATGCAACAATTATTTTAACAGCAGCAGGATCTGTAATTTCAGTAATAGCGTGCAACATAGGCCTATTCTCATGGCTTAAGTCTGACATAGACCTAAATAGAGCAGAAGCTTCTGCAGACAGACGAGACCTACTTCAAATTATGAGAGAGATCAGAGAAGAGATGAAAGACTTCCATGGTCGCTTATGCTCCATAGAGGAAAGAAATAAGAGATGAAAGATTATCAATTTGTAGTATTGTTTATGCTGTCTTTAGTGTCTTTACACTTTTACTGTGATCAACAAAAAGAGCATTCATCTCAAATGAAAGAATTTATTTCTATAATGAGAAAAATAAATCAAGTACAAAACAAGGAGATCAAAAATGGACTGGTCACAAGTTCTAGCGGTAGTAGGTTCGAACATAGTCCTATTCCTTTGGGCTAGAACAGAAAGTCGCGCAGACTATAGAGCTATCAGGCAACTTATGGAAGTCATTCAACAAGAGATGAAGGATTTTCACGGTCGTTTATGTGCTCTTGAAGAGAGGAATAAGAAATGAAAAAAGAAGAAGTTGATGAAAATATTATTTTTTATTATACAAAAAGAACAACAAGTAAAATGTTGTTGTTTTTGGGAGAAATTGAAGCGCCTACCAGTATTATTACATCTAGTTTAGCTAACTGCTTAATTCATTTTTTTAAACTTGGAGATTTTAGTGAGGAGGAGGCTTTTAATTTTTTTTTTAATAAAATTAAAAAGTAGATACAAGGATGAAAAGTGAAAGGTAAGGTAATAGGCTACATTAGAGTGAGCTCTGTCGATCAAAATCCTGATCGACAGCTCGAAGGAATGTTACTAGATAAAAAGTTCGTTGAGTATGCTTCAGGAAAAAACACACAACGCCCTCACTTGGAGGCTATGCTTGACTATGTCAGAGAAGATGATCGAATTATTGTCCATTCTATGGACCGTTTGGCAAGAAACGTTAAGGACTTACTTGACATAGTTGAAACACTATCCAAGAAAAAAGTCGAAATCCAGTTTATGAAAGAGAACCTGACATTCACTGGAACCGACAGCCCCATCTCTCGTCTGCTTCTTGTGATCATAGGGGCGGTCGCCGAGTTCGAACGAGAGCTCATCTTAGAACGACAACGTGAAGGCATAGCAATAGCCCAAAGGGCTGGCAAGTATAAGGGTAAGCCAACTAAGCTTAACAAGGGACTCAAGGAAAAGATAATAGAGCTTATGGGCACTAGGGCTACAAAATCCCAAATAGCTCGTGACCTAGGAATTTCTAGATTTAGTCTATACAGATATCTTGAACTCATAAACTCAAAATAGTAGATTGGGCAACAAGCTGTTGCCCAGTCCCACCAGTGGTGGGACTAACTAATGAGGAATGAGAGTTGAATAAGAAAGAATTCCTAGCAAAGTTAAAGGCTCTCATCAGAGAAATAGAGTGCATGAACCAAGGGGTCTTTGAAGAAAGATTTGCCAATGGGACTTTGGATTTTGATCATTTGGATTGGAGAGACCCTATTAAGGTAGTCACTTCAATCTCAATGAAAAAGATTCCGTTAACAGATAAATTAACTCCAGGTTGGACTAGAGATTGCAAGTTTACTCCAGTTGAATGACTTCCCCTCCTTCTATTGGCCTTGTCCACTATGCTCACGACAGCATAAGGTTTACATAAAATGCTCCGCAAACTGGGTGTTTTGTTGTGGTGCATGGTGGACTTTTAACGGAAACCCTAATCCATTACCAGGTATATGATACAGAGATAATAATGAACAAAACACCCACACAATCCAGACTAGAACAGCATGAGGAATACAAGAAGGTCTTAGCTCAATTGCTTCATGACTTCTTTGTCCAATCCTATAACCTAGAGCCTCCTATCAAAAGCGTTAAAGACTTAAACGAATTCATAGCCAAGTTCATTATTGAAAGAATTAAGACACCACAAGAAGAATGGAATACAGGAGAAAACGAAAATGAATAAAAAAACAGAAGCATTTAAATGGAAAAGTTGCAAAGAAAACCCTCCTGATATAGGGCAAAAAGTACTGGCATTTCACAAAGGAGATATATATGTAGTTGTGAGGTATGAAGACCATTATCTTCCCATGCCTTTTTTTGACCACTACCATGCCCTAAACTTATGTTTTCCAGAAATGTGGATGGAACTAGATTTCCCTGAAGGGTTTAATGGAAAGATGAGAGTGGCAATTGACGGTGAAATACTTGACATGCCTCAATATAAATGTAGACACCCTGAAAAGTATAAGGAATTGGCTGATAGCATGATAAAAGGGGCTGGAACGCTTCAAAGACCAAAAGAAATTCAAAGACCAGAAACCGTTTTTATGTTGTTCACCTACGAAGAGGTTAACTTTCTTTTATCTTCTTTAGATAATCATCAGGCAAGTGGTCATGGAGAGGCGGAAGAATCTTCCATGAAGAAGCTTAAAGTTTTAAGGTCAAAATTTGTTGACTTATGAGCGGTGAGTGCTATTTCTGTGGTGAACATGCGGTTGATTGCAAGTGCTGGGAAGTCAAGGAGGACAACCAAGATAAAAATGTCAAAGTCTATGTCCTTTTCTACTTTTCTAAGACGTACAACGAACTCATCGGCGTCTACTCCACAGAGGAAGCCGCCAGCAGGGCATATAACAACGTTATGATGCACATGGGATCTAAAGCCAACTTCACAGGCTTGTCCCTATGTGTAAGGAAGTTGGACGAAGATCATGAGTGGTGAAACATTGAGTTTAAAATAAATATTTGGTATACCAAAGTCACATAAATGTAGGTAAACCATGAAAATCAAGCACTATGTCAGGAAAACTTAAAGACATAAATTGGGAATATGTAGAAAAGTTGATTGAGTGTGACTGTAGTGGCGTTGAAATTGCAGCTAAACTTAGAATCAGAAGTGCCACATTCTATGAAAGATTTGAAAAAGAATATGGCATTGCTTTCCGTAATTATCGAACCGAAGCTAAAGAGGGTGGCCTAGCTGATTTAAGAGCCATGATTCACGCTAAAGCTTTAAACAACAAGGCGCCTGGCAATAGCAACCTATTGATCTTCTTAGCACGCTGTAGATTAGGCATGAGAGAGCCTGATATCATCCAAACTGTTGCCGCTAACCAACCTAACATTGACCAGAGCCACGTAATCATGCGACTAGAGCATAAGATAACAGAGTTGGAGGGTGAGCTTGCCAACAAGTCCAAAACAGAATAGATCATTCGTTGAGTCTACCCACAGGTTTAACATCTGGGTGGGGGCTGTTTCAAGCGGAAAGACTTTTGCAAGCATAGAACGCTTTATCGAAGACCTGAAGAATGGCCCACAGGGCGAGGCAATGATCATAGGGGTTAACAGAACCTCTATTCAACGAAACATACTCACACACCTTTATAATCGCCTAGGTTTCCCATGTCCTACAGAAAAAGCACAGATGAGCAAACTATATGGGAGGAACGTTTGGTTTGTGGGTGCTCCAGATGTATCGGCGGTGTCGACGATCCAGGGATCAACTTTGGCATTAGCATACGTCGACGAAGCTACCAATTTGCCAGAACCATTCTGGAAGATGTTGGAGTCAAGGTTACGAGTGCCAGGGGCCAAGCTACTAGCGACATGCAACCCTGAAGGTCCAGCCCATTGGCTTAAGAAAGACTATATTGACAAACCTGAGCTAGATCTTGTTCACTGGAACTTCAGCCTGGAGGACAACCCCACTCTTGATGAAGCTTATAAACAGCAGCTCAAAGCCTCTTACACGGGAATGTGGTACAACCGATACATCCTCGGAGAATGGGCACTTGCCCACGGTGCCATCTATGACTGCTATGACAAGGATAACGAGTACCAAAATCCGCATTCTAATCCCAACTATTATATATGCGGTATTGACTACGGCACTACGAACGCAACTGCTGCAGTACTATGTGCTGTGTCCCCCCGCACATGGCCACAGATCAGGGTTGAGGCAGAGTATTACTATGATTCTGCAAAGAAAGGGCGCTCAAAGACGGATCAAGAACTGGTCAGAGATATCAAAGACTTTATCGGTTACAAAAATGTATCTGCAATCTATGTCGACCCCGCAGCAGCTTCTTTTAAGATTGCCCTTCGGCAGGCAGATCTACCAGTTTTAGATGCGAACAATGACGTTCTTTTAGGAATAAAGATCTGCTCTAAGTTCATAGGTGGAAAAAACATCGTGATCCATAAGAGTTGCACCACACTTCGCGAGCAGATCCAATCCTATGCTTGGGACTCGAAGGCAGCTGATAGGGGTGAAGACAAGCCTGTGAAGAAGAACGACCATATATGCGACGCCTTGCGTTATGCTGTCTGTAGTGCCTTTCCTAGGGGTGAGTTTGGCCACCCTGATGAGAATATCAGTTACGATCAGCTAAGGAGACAGGTGTTCGGTTACGATGAAAATGTTTTAGGTCCTGGTGGAACTTTCTTTTGAAAGCTGACAACAAATTAATTTAACTATTTATTTCCTTTACGGTTATATAGATAAAATGTTATAATCTAGTGAAATTGGAGGTGTGATGGATCGTCAGTGTATAGAGTGCCTTAAAGTTTCAAAAACTCCATATAAAGATTATTGTAGAAATTGTTACCAAAAACAGTGGGTTAAGACAATAAATGAAAAGAATTGTTTATCATGTGGATTATCTTTTAAAGGGTGTGGAAGTAAATGCCATTCTTGTTTAAGTAATGAAAGAAATAAAAAGAGTAGAGAAATTCCATGCTGTGGATGTGGTAGGATTGGTTTGATAATAACAAATAAATCAAAAAAACTTTGTATAAAATGCAATAGATTGGAAAAAGAAAAAGAAAATGAGAGTCTTGTAGAAAAGAGAAGAGTTTCTAGTAGGAATTACTCTAGAAAGAAAAGAGGATCAGATCTAGATGCTCCAGTAAGAAGACCTACTGGAAGGTGGAAAAATGCTCAGGGGTACATTGTTATCCATAAAAAGGATCATCCAAATGCGTATAAAAATGGTTGCATGACTGAGCATGTCTTTATTATGAGCCAACACATTGGAAGACCTCTAAAGGATAAAGAAAACGTCCATCATATCAACGGAATAAGAGATGATAATAGGATAGAAAACTTAGAACTTTGGCACAGAGGTCAATGCCCTGGACAAAGACTTGAAGAAAAGATAATATGGTGTAAGAGATTTCTTGAAGAGTATGGTTATAAAATTATAGAACCCTGAGGCTTCTGTGGCAAGTTATGAATCTGGCGGATACTCTCTGGGATATATGGATCCTTCGGATGTTAAAGCTAAAGATTTAAAGCAGATGATGGACGCCTTCTACGCTTCCAATTACACCCTTAACTCCACATACTGGTTACAGGGCAGTATAGATAAGCGTTTTAAAGTTGGAGACCAACAGCTTTACAGCCAATTCTATGGACAAAACTCATCTAACGTTCAAAAGTTCTTCTTTAACCTGATCCGTCGACATGTCAACATGATCGTGGGTTTTCAACGTAAGAACCGCAAAAGCACTATCACAATGCCTGTGTCTGATGGCACAGATCCATTGGCAGATGACTATAACAAGGTTCTTAGGTGGGTTGATGATAGGAGTGGATTTCAGGAGTACTTGTCCCAAGCATTCGAGGGTTGTGTTGACACAGGTGAAACATTACTTCATCTTTATCCCGATTACACTTTCGATCCAATTTCAGGCGATCTCTTTACTGATTGCGTTGCATATAATAATTATTTGATAGACCAATACACACGTAAGCAAGACCTAAGCGACTGCAATGGGATATGGCGAAGACGTTGGACAAGCAAGGAGATGGCGAAGGTTCTTCTACCTGGCTACGCAGAAGAAATAGATAGGATGAAGCCAGGGGGAATGAAGGACGGACGATTCCCTGTTCAAGCTGAATTGCAGAACGTGGCTATCAACAATTTATTTACATACGATGAATTTTACTATCGAACTACTAGGACTGCCAAGATAATATTAGACCCTATTTCAGGTGAAGCCGCTGAATGGGAGGATGATGAGAATGAAGATCCAGAGATGATGCAGATGGTAATGCAGCAGCAGCCATGGTTGATCGTTAAGAAATCGGAAGTTCCCACGGTTAAGATGGCTATAGCTTTGTCAGGTAAGATCGTTTATAGCGGTGCTAATCTGCTAAATATCGACGAGTACCCATTTGTGCCAGTGCAGTGCTACTACGAGCCAGACATTCAAGCTTATGCATGGAGAAAGCAGGGTGTCATTCGTAATCTTCGAGACAGCCAATTTCTTTACAACATGCGCAAAGTTATTGAGCTTCAGCTCTTGCAATCTTCTCTTAACGCAGGCTGGATTTATCCTGTAGATACTGTGACAGACCCGAAAGCTTTTAGGCAAACAAGCGGAGGGGATGGCTTCCTTATACCTTTAAAGGCTGGCCACCTACCTAACGAGATCCAACGCATTGAGCCTGTCGCCTTACCTCAATCTCTCATAGAGCTATCTAATAGCTTGGCAGAAGACATAACAAAGATATCAGGTGTTAATGAAGAGCTACTGGGCTCAGCGACAGATGACAAGTCTGGTATTCTCAGCATGTTACGACAGGGAGCTGGACTTACTACGTTACAGACTATGTTTGACAAACTCGACTATTCACAAAGGTTGTTCGGGAAGATACAGCTACAAGCTATTAGGAAGAACTTCAGCAAAGGTAAAGTGCGCAATATCCTTGGACGCGAAGCCGATCCGAGATTCTTTAGCTCACATTCTCTTAAGTACTCTATCGCTGTTGAAGAGGGTAACTATTCCACAACACAAAGACAACTTGAGCTTCAGCAGCTACTTCACTTTAAAGAGCTTGGGATGCCGATCGCTAACAAAACGATCATCAAAAAGGCATTCCTTACGGGTAAAGATGAAGTTCTTAAGGACATGGAAGAGGAAGCTCAACAGCAACAGCAACAGCAACAAGCCGAAGCTCAGAAACAAGAGAAGATGGACAACGCTAAAATAATGTCTATGTTCGCTAAGGCTAAAGTTGACATAGCTAGAGAACAGGATCTGATGGCATCTGCTAGCGAAAGGATAGCATCTATTCAAGACATTCAAGCAGATGCTGAGTATAAATCATCTAAGGCTGACATGGAGATGGTCAAGACACTCATCGAGCTTGAGGATATGGACTTACAGAATCTTAGGGCAAATTTAGAGCTCGCTGAGTATATCAAGTTAAGCAATCAACAAACACAACAAACCACGGCTGTACCAGCCTAGGGGGAAATATGGCATACGAAAACAACAAAGAAGGCAATGCTAAAGGTGGCGGCCTGGGTGAGTTTAGGCAAGGTCATTGGGAGAAAGACGTAGCAGACGTCGAATGTGCAGATCTTAAGTACTCGTCTGAAATGAATCAAGCTGCTGAGTACAAAGAAAGTGTTGACAAACTAGCCAACTACGTCAAGAAGCACAAAGCTGAGCATTAGTAGGAAGGCCCACCTTACGGGCTAGCTAGTCACTTGCGATAAAGTGCTGAATGGCTGGTTGATCGCAGTCTGTAAGATAGGTCTATCCCCCATCAACCTAGACTAAATCGAAGGGGGACGTATCTTTAACTTTGAGAGATTATATGGCTAAGAAAGTTAATCACAATCCTGACTACCTAAAGAATACGACTGCGGATGTTATCAAGCATGGTAGCGGTCCAGCAGTGCCAAAGGATCATTGGGAAGTAAACAGAGATCTAACACCTAAAGGTGACAATAGTGGCTGGGGGGCTTTCCTTCCTAGGCCAGGTAACGAGAGACCTACTCCACATACCAAAACAAACGAGTGTGATCATTAATGGCTTGGATTAAAGACCCTATCATGTTTAAAGCAGTAAAATTTGCTGAAAAGATGATGCAAGAAGGAAAAGATGTTCATCAAGCGTGCAATCGTTCAGCAAACTATTACAAATGTCCTGTTGAACAGGTTTATTCTGAGATTGGTAACTTAGAAAAAAAAGAAGAAACAGAAATGTCTGATGAATTGCGTAATGCTGTTTCTCTTGCATCCCAGATGGTGAAGGATGGAAAGAAAGTTCCATTAGCGTGCCACTTAGCTTCAAAAAAGTATGGTGTACGAACACATGATGTGGCTTCTCATTTAGGAATAAGGGGCGCTTCTGTTAATAATCACAATAGATCTGTGGTGAGTAATGGTTGAACATTTTACAGCAGGCGAACTATCCAAGAAAGCCCTATCTGACACCACAAAGTATGACGCTCGCGAGGTAGGTCATGCTATGTGTGATGACATAGAGAAAGAGCTTTACGAATCTGTAAGGCTACACAAAGACATTATCGATGAAGATGAATTGTGTGTGGTAATGGTAATAGCTAAGGACCCACTACTTACCAATCTGATCCGCCGTAAGTTTTATTGTTGGCCCTATTTGCCTAAGCCTCGTCCCAATCAAAGTGTGTTTCTATACAATAGACAAGCAGACAAAATCTTAAAACGATTATGGGTGCTTCCAAGTGATCTGGTGATGGCTGAATTGTCATCACTAGCATATGTGCACCCACAGTACCAAACGATGCAGGCATGGAGCGTGGCCTTTTTTAAAGGAACTTTTTGGGAGTATATCAGATATGAGCACAAGATTGACATGCTATCTGAACGTGAATATTTCCTAAAGCATCGCGAGGAACTCATTCAAGCGGGATGTCAAATCCCTCACGTCAGTGCTGTCGAGGAATTCGATTTTAGCAAGATCCAAGCCAAAAAGTTCGAAGACACGCAAGAAGTCGCCGTTTAACAACTTCTTTTCCAACTTCTTGGGTAGACAAAGTGCACTAATTGGCAGATCGGCAGCCATATATTGCACTGTTTTCCTGTATTCAGAAAAACGACTTAGCACTTCAACCTTTAGTTTGCTAAATTCCATGTTTTTTTCAAAATTTGCATTTACATCTTGCGTATTATCAATTAAATTTTTTATATGATCCATAGGAGGTCCTCATGACAGTTCAAGATCCCAGCATAGAACAGAATAAAGTTGAAAAGCCAGAAGTGGCGGAAGTGACGGGGGGGCAGACACCTTCAAATGCGGAACAAGTACAAGATACTTCTACAGATCCTGCGGATGCCAACTGGAAAGCCTTTAGAGAGGCTAGAAAGCGAGATAGACTTGAGAAAGAAGCTGCCGAGCGACGAGCTTCTGAGAAAGAAGCAGAGGTTGCAGCTCTTAAAGCTGCGATGGAAGCTGCTTTTGCAAAGGAAGATCGTAAGATACCGCAAAGGGAGAGCAGTTCTTTCAACGGGGGTTTTGACGATGATGAGTCAGAAGATCAACGAATCGAACGAAAAGTTCAGTCTGCCTTGGCTATAAGGGAGGAACAAAACAGACAACAACAAGCTCAAAGAGAGCAACAAGAATACCCTCAAAGGCTTACACAGTCTTATCCAGACTTTCATTCGATTGTTAATGAGGATAACCTAGACTATCTTGAATACCACTACCCTGAAATAGCTAGGCCTTTAAAGCGTCAGGCTGAAGGTTACGATAAGTGGGCTGACATATACCATGCCTTAAGACGTTTTGTGCCAGGTGGTCAATCATCAAAGAGGGATGCAGCTAAGGCAGAGTCTAACTTTGTTAAGCCTAAATCAACTTCTGCCGTTGGACTAACGCAATCCCAAGAGATAAAACCTATTCTAACCGAAGACAGAAAAAGAGCTAATTGGGAAAGAATGCAAAGATCACTCAAGGGTATTGCATAATAAGGATGTTGTGAAATAAAAACTTTAATTGATAGTATGATGATAGCGTTTCAATAGGGCCTCGCTACCCCATCTTTTGGCTGTATAGCGGTATCGCCTCCGTAGACTGAATCGGTTTCGTCAACCAACGAAAAATATTCATTTTACAGAGGCCTTATGTCTTTTTCTACAGGTATAACAGGCATTCAGAACTTCGCCCCAGAACTTCCTGTTCAGGCATCTGAAGACCTACTCAGCACTCCAATGTTCAACCTGATTCACAGCTTCGGGGTTGACTTACACCACGCGGAAGCCTACATCGGTAAAACAACTAGAATGTCTCGATTTGAGCGTCTGTCTACGGATGGCGGTCAACTTGATGGCTCGGGTATCGATCCAGCATCAGAAGTGCCCGTCAGGACAGATATCGATGCGACTATGGAAATTTATGCTAAGTCCGTCGCCGTCAACGAGCAAGTTGTTTTATATGAGAACAGCAAAACGCTAACTAAGTTTACTGCACTTCTAGGTCAGTGGCTTAGAGAGAAAGAAGATCTACTAATGAGAGATCTGTTCTCTAGCTCAGTTAGTTATATAAATGCCACTGGAGGTATTAACGGCGATCAGCCCTCTAACATATCCCTGAACGACGTCAACAACATCGAGAACATTCTTCTTGGTAACGACGCTCGCTCAATGCTGACTGACCTTGAAGCTAGTGTCCGCATCGGTACAGCTGGCGTTCGTGATGCGTTCCTAGCTTTGGCTAACACTAACCTATCGGCTGACTTACAGCGTGTGCAGGGTGTGTTGCTTAAGTCTGCTTACCCAACCCAAGAAGGTATCAGGCCAGAAGAGTACTGCTCAATAAGCCGATTCCGTTTCTTTGTCTCGTCTAAAGGTGCAAAGACTCCAGGAATTTCTTTACGAGGCAATACGGTCTACACGATTCCTATGTATGGCCTAGAGGCGGCAGCGAAGATAGAACAAAACAACTACACAGCAGTTATAGGTTATCGCCCTGCATGGGTTGTTTCTTCAGTCGCCCAGAACAGCCAGCTTTACGCAAAATTCGCCATAGCCAGGGCTATCACTAACCAGAACTGGATTTCTGGGCTTAACGTCACCACTTCAAACCCATCATAAGGAGAATTGAAAAATGCCTTTTACTATCATTACAGGCGGTTCTTTTACCTCCACTGGGGCAGGCGTTAAGATTCCACTACCTAGCTCAGCCGACTACTTTGAGACGTTTAACGTGACTCAGTTAGCGGCAGCCAACCCCAACACCGTCGTCGAAGGTCGTTGGTTTGGTTCTAAGTTTGGTGCAGGTGCATCAGCTGCTGGATCTGGGATTAAAGTGGTAAAGACAACGGCTGACCTATCTTCTGCTTTTGCAGCAGGAACAGGTTTCACTTATGTGACCGTTGCACCTGTTGTAGAAGCTCAGTCAGCTAATGCTATCACTGCTATCACAGCAGCATCGCCAGCTGTAGTTTCGCAGACAAACACCTATTCAAACGGTGACATCCTTCAATTCTACGATACCACGGGTATGCTGCAGATTGCTGGTATGAACTTCCAGATCAGTTCAGCCTCTGGTTCTGCCTACACTCTGATAGGTCTAAGAGCTGCTGGTTTAACAGCTGGCACCGCTGGTTTTACTAGACGCATTTCAAAATATGCTGCTGTCGAACCTTCATTCCTCTACGTGACTGAGATCACACAGGCTACACAGGCTGTTGTTAGGACCTCTGTAGATCCAACTCAGCACTACGTCATTGGCATGAAAGTTCATTTCAGTATCCCTTACAGCTTCGGCATGTACCAGATGAATCAACTGACAGGCACTATCGTTGCAGTTTCTGCGGCTAACTACACGATCACAGTTGACATTGATAGCACAGCATTTGATGCGTTTGCTTTCCCTTTAACAACTGCATCGCCAACAGCTCAACTGTTCGCAACAATTTCTCCTGCTGGTGCCTCTACGAAGTTCGATCCAGTGACACTAGTCCAAACTGGGTACAACTTCCAGTATCAGCCTTTCAGGGCTGGTGAATTCACTCCTTACATGTACCTAACAGGTGGAGCTCAGTCTCCTGCAGGTGCTTCTAGCGACATCATCAATTGGATTGCCTACAAGTTTGAAAACTAGAAGGTGACAGTTACAGGAAATTGTAGCCTGTAAAAGAGTGGGGATAAAATGTCCTCACTCTTTTTGGTCGTTTAACAGGGGTGAAAAGTGCCAAATATGTTTTTGCCAGGGGTTATAACCATCCCCAGCACACTTCTCATCACGGGCATCACTCAGTCTTTCCCTATGGTTGTCTCTGTTGAAGTTGGTAATGACACCACAGAGGCCAACACTTACATACCAGGCATGTGCGTAAAGCTTTACATACCAAGGACTTATGGCATGTTTCAAGCTAACGGACTGACTGGCACTATCATCGCGATTGTGGATTCAAATTTTTACTTAAACTTAGATTCCACTTATTTCGATACGTTCGTAGTCCCATCTGGAAATGTTGAGATTCCAGCAAGTCTGTCTCCCAACGGTTCGAGGAATCTGGAATACAGCAATTTAACCAACAAAGTCCCATTTCAATCACTCAACAACATAGGTAACTAATGGCAACAGTAAGAATGGCAACAGCAAGCGGTGAAGAACACGGCATGATTAACGTGCTGACAAACAGCGTAGTGTTTGATGAATTCAAGCACATGAAGCCAGAGCATAAAAAGGAAATGGAACGCCAAAAGAAAGAGGATTCTCGCCTAGTTAAGGCTGAGTATATGAACTCAAGAGGCATGCATGAGAGGCTGACTAAGCCTTATTGCAAGTACGCAGGTGATCCTATTCAGATATGGCACTTTATCCCAGGTAAAGTATATGAGGTTCCTCTAGGCCTTGTTAATGAGGTAAACGACAAAACAAAGGTAATGAAAAAGCGCGAGGGTCTTGTAAGTGTTGATGGCGAGCCTATCAAAAAAGATGAGTCGCCATTAGATAAAGATTATGAAGGCGAGTGGCTTCATAGATTTACACCAGCAGCGTTTTAGGTAATTCAATGCCAGCAGTCATACCAGCAAGTAACACGTACACTTACATCGAGAAGAAAGTAAGAAGGCTTACAGCTTCTGCTAGTGAGGCTGCTCTGTCTAGCGCAGACATTCAGGAGTATGTCAATCGATTCTATTCGGAAGACTTTCCTTATGCGATTAAGATCGACCAACAAAGATCGGTCTATAAGTTTTTAACGATTCCAAACGTTGACAGGTACCCTGTTGACGTTAATACTGTCCAGTCGTTGAGATCTCCTATCTATTTTGAAGGTGTACAAGGTAACTTTTTTAAGAACAGAGATCAACTATTCAACCTGTATCCACGTACGCCTACGCAGTTTAAAAAAGGGCCTACTACCTTAACAGGAACAATCACCAACGCAGTTCCAGTGATTGTCGGGGTATTCGATTACACTAAAATTACAAGCGTAGGACATGAACTAGTCGTAGGTTCGATCATAACTATTGAAGATGTGGTCGGGATGACGGAGTTGAATGGAAACACCTACACCGTTGTCACTGTTATCAATGATGATACAATAAACATAGATGTGGATTCGACAGCGTTCACTCCATATGTTTCAGGTGGCACGTGGACTAGCACTAATACATTTAATTTTACACTTTTTGGCTCTAACCAGAATCCTTTCCCTCAGCCTAACTTTGGGATACTTAGCACGCAGGTTGTCATAGGAGGCATAGATACTAATGGCGATCCTATACGCATTATTGATGATGGTGGCGCTGTTGTTAATTCTCACGGAATCGGATCTAACACCACTATAGGAAAATTGTTATTCATCCAGCAAAATTCAGTAGGTAACAACGTTTATTTAACACAGGATTCTGATCCTGCACTTATCCAACAAATGCCTGCAATCCCTAATCTTTCTCCTCTTGGCGGTCAAGTTAATGCTTTGTCTGATCCTCCTGCTCCTCCTTCTGCATACCAAGCTTACCCTCCTAGTCCACTCACCCCACAATACTGCGGAACGGTGAACTATGTCACAACTGAGATAAGCCTAGTTATTCCTGTCCCTCTACAAGAAGGCAGTTTATTGAATATATGGGCGGCCACTTATCAGGTAGGTCGCCCCTACAACCTACTGCTCTGGAATAACGAGATAACCATTCGGCCTGTTCCAGATAACGTGTACTTGGTCGAGGTAGAGTGCTTTCAAACACCAGCTCAATTCTTAATGACTACCTCAAGCCCTGTGCTTACTCAGTGGTCTCAGTACATAGCTTACGGTGCTGCTATGGAGATTCTAAGAGACCGTCAAGACATGGAGGGCGTAGAAAATCTTAGAGAAGGTTTTATGCGTCAAGAAGCCCTTGTACTGGAGCGTCAAGCTAACGAGGAGATTCAGCAGCCAAACATCACACTCTTTAACTCAACTCAAGGCGGCTATGGCTATGGCATTGGTTGGGGAGCTGGGTATTAGATGGCAGGTTATCAACCGATGAAAATTGTTGGACCGACGACTGGTTTAGTCCAACAGCGTGAAAACTTCCTACTTCCAAATGATGGATACCCTTCCCTTGTGAATGCCTACGTGTGGAGGGAAAAGCTTGTTCGCAAAAATGGTTACCAGCTTCTGGGTCGTCTTAAACGAAACTTAGTTGCTTTTTCTCTACCTGCCGCTGATGGAACAGCTGTTTACACAACAGACCTCCTCGTTTCGTTCACTCTTGAGCCTAATTCTTCTTTAGTTCCAGGGACTATTGAGATAACCATTGATGCAGGTAATCCAGGGGAAACAGTCTATGAAGATGCGGACGGTGATGGCGTCTTAACGATGATCTCAGGGACCTACACAATCTCGTCGGGGACAATCAATTACACTACGGGAGTGGTCACCTTAAACTTCACGGTATCCCCAGCTGGAGGCACAGCAGTAGAGGCAGACTTGTCTTACTATCCAGCTTTGCCAGTGATGGGAATTAGGACAAGAGAGCTTGCTCGTAGTTCAACCGAGCAGACTGTCTTTTTTGATCAGAGATATGCTTATAAGTTCGTCAATGATGCATTCGAGGAATTTATACCAGGAACAACGTGGAATGCTCGAGGTGAAGGTGTTGAAGGTGTTAGCTTCTTTTGGTCTACCAACTACTGGGTAAGTGATCTAGTCAACTTCACCACGTTAAATGAAAAACTTTTTTGGGTTACGAACAACACAGGACAATTTGGCGTTCAGGCCGACCCTCCTCGAATTACAGACGGTACTACTTGGTTAGACTTTTACCCATCTGCTTGGAGCCAGATAGATGCCACAAACTTCCTAGTCAACTGGCTGGTCATGTTGCCTTACAGGGGCAGGATGGTGGTGTTTAACACATGGGAAGGCATAGATGCAGGTAATGCCCTTAACTATCGTCAGAGAATTCGTTGGTCAACCATAGGAAACCCCTTCATCCCTTACGCAGCAGGACCACCAGCTACAGGATCATGGAGAGATGACATAAGGGGACAAGGTGGATTCCTTGACATTCCAACAAGTGAGGACATTGTCTCTATTGGTTTTGTTCGAGACAACTTAGTAGTCTACTGTGAAAGAAGCACATGGCAGCTTCGCTACACAGGAAGGTCAATTGCTCCCTTCCAAATAGAACGTGTTAATTCAGAGCTTGGAACGGAAAGCACATTCTCTGCTATTCAGTTTGACACTTCTCTTATAGGTGTGGGCGATAAGGGTATTGTAGAGTGTGATAGCTACAAGTCTGAAAGAATCGATATCAAGATCCCTAACTTTGTCTTTGACTTCAACGTTTCAAATAACGGATTGACTCGAGTGCAAGGCATAAGAGACTTCATAAATCGCCTAGCATTTTGGACAGTACCATTAGAAGGTGTTTATGATGGTTACCTAACATCAGATCAAAAGATTTTCCCCAATATAAGGTTGGTTTACAACTACGAGAACGATAGCTGGGCTACTTTTACTGATAGCCTCACAGCTTTAGGCACTTATCAAGAACAAACAGGTAGAACATGGGACAACACGCCAATACCTTGGATTGAGGCCGATTTTCCATGGGTGGATAATTTCCAGGGTGACCCGACTATCGTGGGAGGCAATCAGCAAGGATTCGTCGAACGTTTAGATGAACTAACGACTAATGACCCAAGCCTTTTCATTCAAGACATTCAGCCGAACGTAACAACGGCTACCGTTATCACTAGCCCGAATCATAACATGGCTACGGGAACCGTAATTAAAATAACTGGAATTCCTGAAGGGTCACCATTTGACAACTTGAACGATCAAATATTTGCAATTGTGACTGGAGACACGTCTAATGCGGATCGTCCTAACAAGTTCAAGATATTAAAATACGATGTTACTACAGGTGAGTTTAGCGACCCTCAATTGGATCCTGCTGGTGATCCTTACGTCGGAGGTGGTCTAATTTCCATTAGAGATAACTTCTCTATCGTTAGCAAAAAATTCAACTTCCTGGACGAAGGGCAATCTATTCAAATAGGTTTCATCGACATTCTAATGGAAGCTACATATGAACCTAATCCTGGTGCAATTTCTCTTAGAATTTACCTAGATTACAACGATAGCGAACCATCCAATACATTGCCAAAGAACCAGGTTAACAACGATATACCCGGCACAACAGACGGATTCTTTAACATAACTATTCCAACAACAGCATCAACGCTTAACGGTGTTGGTGGTACAAAGTTCTGGCAAAGGGTTTTTTGTGCGACAAGAAGCAACTTTTTGACACTAGAGTACACATTTTCAAATTCTCAGATGGCAGGCCAAGAACAAGAACTAGACGTGCAAATCGATGCGCAAGTTTTATGGATTCGTAAGGCTGGAAGGCTTTCACAATTATAGGTAAAAAATGAGCTCATATAATCCCAATATCCCCAATGGATCAACAAAACTTAATCAAGACTACATAAACATCAGGGATAACTTTCAGAAGATCAATACTACCTACGGCGTTGATCACATCCCCCTGACAGATAATACCCCTTCCAATGGATACCACAAAGCCGTTCACTTAGTGCAACAAGTTGCACCTGCCGCAGTGTCTGGAGTGGGATCTCTTTACACCACAACCACAAGCGTCAAAAACACCGATGAAACTTTGTTTTACAAAAGCGGTGCTAACAGAATAATGCAGATGACGATGAACATTGAGCCTGTAGCTGCCGCTAATGGTTATTCTTTTTTACCAGGTGGCATTCTATTTCAATGGGGTGTTGTTGATAATGGTGGGTTTCTACCTTTAGATAATCATGTAGATTTTGTAACAGACAACATAGATTTTCCAACCAACATTTTCAGCTTACAGCTGACGACAGCAAGAACAGGAAACGTTTCAACGGTAAGCATAAATAGTGGAATACCTCCAACAATAACAGGTTTTGACTTTATTTTAAATACAAGCACTAACGTTAAACAAGTTTACTGGGTAGCAATAGGTAACTAATGAATCCTTCAGATAGCCAGATTCTTGAGAGCTACGTTCCAGTTTATGATGCTATCCCAGAGGATTGGCAAGAAGCTAAGCCTTTCATTGTCGAGCAGTTTAAGCGCTTGGCTAATGCCGTCAACATCAGGGAAATAGGATGGTTCTTGGATGAGGAGCTATTGAGCGGTAAAGCTTTTATCCCTGCAAGTGTAACAGGTTACACATCTCAAACTTTTAGGTCTATACTAAGGAAAGTGATTGAGTTCCCAGGCTTATCAGTTGGTGTAAATACTCAACCTCACGGGATAGTTGTAGATGGTAACTTTAGCCTTATCCAACTTTTTGGTGCTGCAACGGACTCAGTAGCTTTTACAGGGGAGCCTATACCAAATGGGGCGGACACAATCAGTTATGATTCAACAAACATCATCATCACAGTTGCTGCCGCTTATACTAGGGCGTGGGCTATAATAGAGTACATACAGGAGCTATGAAATGAGTGGGTTTTTAGGAAATATAGGTTCGTTTTTCGGTGGGACCCCTGAAGTTAGAGATAATGTATCGACTTTGAGAGGAGAACAGGAACCTCTTTACAGGCAACTCGTTAAAGCTGGATTAGGTAAAGGTGCAGGTGGAGCTTTTGGTTCTGCAGGAGATTACTATCGTAACCTTTTGGAGGGCCAAGACGACGAAAGCCAATATAATGACTTGTCTGCTCCCATAATGAGGCAGTACCAAGAAGACATAGTCCCTGGTTTATCTGAGCAGTTTGCTGGATTTGGAGGCGGTGGTAGTCTATCCAGCTCTGGTTTCCGTAATGCACAAGTTCAAGGGGCTACGGACTTATCAGAAAGGCTCGGCCAACTTAGAGCTAACCTATCACAGTTTAGGTCTGGGATGCGGCATTCAGCAGCTCAAGGTTTAATGGGTCTAGGTCAGCAAGGGCTACAGCCTTACAGCCAAAATATGGTAACTGAACAGGGAACACCAGGGTTTTTGTCTAATGTGGCTCCAGCATTTGGCACTGCATTGGGTACGGCTTTAGGTGGACCTGCATTGGGTGCAGCAGGAGGTGCTTTAGGATCTTTATTCGGCAGTTCTACTAGTCAAAATAAGGTAGGTGCAAAGACTGGTCCTTATGGACAGGGTGGGCCTATGGCAAGTCCTCAAATGGGAAACTTTCAAAGGCAACAACTTCCAACATTCGGCCAGGGGTATAGATAAATGGCACAGACAATTAAGCAGGGTAACATCTTCGGTCGCCTTGGGAGTGGCATAGGTCAAGGTCTTGCAGAACAGATACCTAAAGAGGTTGAACGTAATAGGTTAGCTTCTGGTCTTGCTCAGTTTGAAAAGGATTATCAAAACCTTACACAAATGCAGCAACTTGCTAGACTGACAGCTACAGGAGCTCCACCTCAAACGGTTCAAGCTTTCTCAGAACTAGCAAAAAGGCAAAACTTGACTAATGCTTATGGGAGAGCAGCTGGAAGGGGTGGCATGCCTAATTATGGAATGCAACAACAACAATCTTCACCTCAAGATGTCCAGTTCGGTCAATCTGATGCAATGAGAGGATCGGTTCCTTCTCAACAAAGAGCTATGATGCAACAGGGTTATGCTCAGCAACAATCACCTCAACAGACTTCCCAAACACCTTCTATCCCTGGAACTGAATATAGTCCACCTCAAATTCAAGAAGACAATCCTTTGGCAGAGCAAAATCAACCAAGAATTCCTTGGAACTCTGAAAAAATAAATGATAGAACATCAGAATATATTTCCATGGGATTCACTCCTGAGGAAGCCAGGCAACTAGCTTTAGAAGATTCTCAAAGATATATGGCTGAACCAGCAGCATATAGGGAAAGACGTGACTACCTTAAAGGTGTTAAGGAAACTCTTAAAAAAGACTTGGATGCGGCTATAGAAAGAAAACTACAGAAAACGGGAGATGAAAAGTATTCTCAGTTTACTGGAGATATGTCAGATAACTTTGTTCGTGGTGCTTCCAGGGATCTTAGACTAAACAAGAAAGCTACAGAGGATGACGTTGTCAATGATTGGGCAGGCAGGGCCCTTGACATGGCAAAAGCACATGAAAAATTCCAAAACCTAGCAAAGACAACAGGGATTGAAGGTTTAACTAACACTGAAGTATATGACAAACTTAAAACCTATTCAAAAATTTATAGGAAAGCAGGTGCTCCAGAAGAATTTAAAGACATGTTGAAGGATTCATTAGGAATGAGTGAGCAGGGAGCTGCTTCTATAGCGATGCCAATGAGACCTGAAATAGGGAAGTACGTAAATTCAACATTCGATGATCTTTATACCGAAGCGAAAAAATCCAAAAGATTAGTGACCAGCAAAGATTCAAAAGACATATGGAACAAAATATACTCTGGCATAGCTAGTCAACTTAAACCCGATGATAGCATACAGGCAATAGCAGCACACTTTAGCAACAAACATAAGTACCAGGGTTTTTCAGAGAGAGACTTCTTTAATGCCCTAACTGAAGAAATGGATGAGCTTCCTTTAACAGGAAGGCAAAGAGCTGAGATTGCAGAAGGTGTTCCCTCACGTATGTTTAACTGGGGTGATATAATGATTTTACCTTTCCTTAGGAGTAAATAAGATGTCTCTAAGACCTGATGAACTAGCAAATTTATCTGAGCAAGAAAGAGATCGTAAATTGCGAGGAATGTACAAAGGAGCCGCAGGAACTGTAGCAGGTCTTGGAACTGCGGCTGGTTTAGGGGCTTCTTTAGGTGCTGTTGGTATGTCGTCAAAGATTCTTCCTTTTCTTAGTGAATATATCCCCATTGACCTTGCCATTAAAGGGATTAGCAAGGTGAGCCCTAAGATAGGCAATATATTGAAGAAAGGTCAACAATTAGGTCTAGACGTTAAAGAAGGATTGGATTTTGTAAAAGGTAGAATGGAACAACAATCTCAACCACAACAAGAACCTCAACAGGAAACTGAACCTTCTCAACAACCAGAACCTGACAAACGAAACATCATAGAGCAATATTCTCCTGAACTACATAACTTTCTTGAGAAGGAAATAGCAGGAGGACGTTCTCCTCTTGAAGCTGCTGCTTTAGCTACTCTTGACAGCAAAGATAATAAATTTAAGAAAATAATAGACAAAATGGTGAAAGATCACAAAACATCATGGTCTTCGATTATTCAAAGCGTTTACGGTGCAGGACAACAGGCTCCTTCTCAACCACAGCAACAACAGCAACAGATTGCTCAACAACCTCAATCAAATGTTCCAGCTGTATACCAACCTCAACAAGGTGATCAAAGTAAAAATAGGCAAGCTCTAATTCAAAGCGTGATGGCTCTAAGAAAAAGCAGAGGTGTTTAGTGGACCATGAGGAGGAGATAAGACGCATAAATGCTGCTCTTGATGAACTATTAGACAGATTGGCAGACGCATTACAGTCCGGTGAAGAAATCGATGATGACTTACAGGGTGAAATTGCTAATGAAATAGATCAATCTCTTGAAAGAATAAATTATCTTCAAAATGAAATTCAGGTAAGAGAACGCCCTGAAGTCATTACTCCTGAAGTTCAGACAATGGCAATACCTTCTGATGAGGCTCAGCTACTATGGATTCTTTCAGGACAGCAAGAACAGGCGTTCATCTCATATTTAAGAACTTTCGGAAGCCCTGCATCGACAGCACTCTTAAATAATCCATTAGAACTTAGCCGTGTAATGGAGCAACTTGAGCAGTTGATGCCATCGGGCCAGCCTCCTCAAGTTTTGGATGGGATACCTCATGCTGATCTTCAAAGCTCAAATGTTTGGGGTGTTTCTTATGATCAAAAATCCTCTAGATTGAAGGTTAGATTTCAGGGAGGATCAATTTATGAATACAATGGTGTTCCAGCAAACATTTTTAGGGCATTCGTTAGAGGAAACGCAGCAGCCAAAACAGAGGGGCATAATCAATATGGAGCTTGGTGGAGGGGGAAAAACCCCAGCCTAGGCGCGGCCCTAAACCAATATATTAAAGCATCTGGATTCACATATAGAAAAATTAGATAAGGTGAAATTAAAAAAAAATGTTGATAATCTATAGTTAGCGTGAATGGAGTCGCTCTCCACGGCTGTATAGGCTTCGCCAACCGAGATAGTGTGCACATTAAATCGGTGATAAAATCATGACGGCAGCTTTATATAACTCACAGGGCGGAAATTTCGCTAACGTGATAGACGGTTATGTCTATCCTCAGTTCATTACAGCGCAGCGCGCCCCTACCTCACAGGATATATACCCTCCTGGTACTCGATGGTTAGATCAATCTGTTAACCCAGCTTTAATTTATGAAACGGTTGGTGGTGGTGATTGGGACACGGGCGGAGTTCAGCCAGCAACGACAACGACATATGGTACTGTAATCCTAACAGACAATAGCGAACCTGTAGCCACAAAACTATATGCAGACAACCTAGCTATTGCTGGTGCTCCTGTTTCCACTGAAACGGTTGCTGGTATTGGTCAGTTAGCTACGGATGCAGAAGCTGTAGCAGGTACGGCATCAACTCCAGCACTCGCTCTTTTTGTTACGCCTTCTAATTTGGCAGCTGTTTTTGCTAATCCTCCTGCCCAAGGTGGTACTACTCCAGCAGCAGGGACATTCACTACTTTACATGCTACAGGCCTAATAACGGGTGATGCTAGCGCTACCATAGACACAGCTGGGACAGCATTAAACTTAGCTACCGATAACTCAGGTGATGACGTTAATCTAGGCCTTGGTACCGTAGCTAGGACTATTCATATAGGTGATTCAGCTTCAGCTAACTTGATCACAATAGGTTCAACCACTGGTGCTGCAGCCGTCACTATTCAGTCAGGGACTGGTTCTCTTAACTTAGCTTCTACTGGTACAGGCGACATTATCATCAACTCTGATGACACCCTTCTTTTAGATGCGGATGGTGTTTTAGAGTTAAACTCATCAGCTGGAGCTATCAACATTGGTAATGATGCTGATGCTCAAGCTATTAACATAGGTACAGGTAGTGCGGCTAGGACCATAACAGTGGGTAACTCTACTGGTGCTACAGCACTTGCTCTTAATTCAGGAACTGGAAACATTGATATCGGCACAAACGCCATTGCGCACGTCATTACTATTGGTAACGTGACAGGTGCGACGGCTGTTACCATAGAATCGGGTACAGGAGATATCAAGATAGGTCGAAACGTTGCCAAGATTATTGAAATTGGTAACACGACAGGAGCTTCTAAATTACAGCTAAGAGTAGGAACTGGTAACTTTGATTTAGACGGTGCAGCCACATCTACTTACAGCGTTGGTTCTTCCACGACAACGGGTACGATCACTGTTGGTGGAACTGCTCAAACTGGGGACATAGTCTTAGGGTCTTCTTCTGGCATTAATGCTGTGAAGATCATGAATGGATCAGGTGCTGGCACCTTAAGCCTTGGCGTTGTTCAAACAGCAGGCGCTATCAATGCGGGCACTGCAATGACGACGGGCACTATCACATTAGGTGGCACTGGTGCTCATACTGGAATTATTGCAATAGGACCAGGCACAGGCGCACAAACCATCAACATTGGCCATTCTACAGGTGGTAAAACAATCAACGTAGGTGACGGTGCTGGTGCTAACCTTATCACTATTGGTTCAGTTACTGGAGCATCGAGCCTTTCAATGCTAGTGGGTACTGGTAATTTCTCTTTGAATGGTGCTGCAGGTTCTACTTATGCAATTGGTGCTGCAACTACAACAGGCACCATCACTATAGGAGGAACCGCTCAAACTGGCACGATGACTCTTGGTAGTTCTTCAGGTACCAACATCGTTGCCATAGGTGCAGGAGAGGGGGCTACCACTGTAAATATAGCTGGCGGTACGACTAACCCTAAAGCTGTAAACATAGCTACGGGTGCAGTTGCTAACATTGTTACAATAGGCTCTGCTTCAGGTGCGGCAGCTTTAAGTTTGTTAGCAGGAACTGGCAACTTCAGTTTAGATGGAGCAGCAACAACAGCCTATACTTTTGCACCTTCCACTACATCAGGGACTATAAACTTTGGTGGAACAGGTGCCAATACGGGCACGATTACGGTAGCAGGTGGTACAGGCGCTCAGACCATCAACATAGCCAACTCAACTGGTGGTAAGACGGTAGCCATTGCAACAGGTGCCGGTGCTAACACAGTTAGCTTAGGCTCAACAAACACAACATCAACAACAACAATCAACTCTGGATCTGGGAACATTAACGCCACAGGCGGACACTTAAAGATAGCCACTACAGGAAAAGGCCTACAAATTAAATCTGGCGCAGCGACTGACATGGCTGGAACAGCTACTTTGGTGCTGGGAACTGCAACAATTTTAAACACAAACATAGCTACGGGAGACTTGATCTTTTTGAGCCGTGTAGCATCTAACGGTTCGGTAACTTTAGGTGTACTAAGTTACACCATAAGTAACGGTGCTAGCTTTACGATCAATAGTTTGATTATTGGCACACCTGCTTCGGTCCAAACGGCCGATGTGAGTAGTGTCGCATATTTCATCGTTCGCCCTGTTTAAGCTGGAGTAATTAGATGTCAGACGAATTAAGCAGAGTTCAGTGCGTACTTAAAGCTCAAGCTAACCCCGCATCTTTGACAGGATCATACCAGCCTCTTAATGGGGCTGGTTCCCAGTCTGATGCGGCACAGGTTGGATTTAGCGACACTGTCAAGATCTTAAAGATCTACAATCCAAGCACAACGGTGTCTATTGACATCAGCCTTGATGGGGTCAACGATCATGACTTTATCCCACCACTAGGCACGCTCATAGTAGACTTTCAAACTAACCATTACGACGGACCTATCTACGGATCAGGAACTTTAAATGTAGCTGTAGGCCAAATACTTTGGGGTAAAGAGGCTGCACAACCTACCTATCTTCAGATCGTGGGGTATCGTTAGAATGAGCCAATTTTATCAAGGCACAACAGCAGGATCTCTTCCACCTGCTGTTCCTTTACAGTTCACTACAGATGATATGGGTGTTGCAATACCAGTTGCAAACAATCTAAACATCGAAGGTGGATCTACTAGTGAAAACGACGAAGATGGCATTACAACAGAAGGATCGGGTGATACCGTCACCATCCTTCTTACAAACAGAATCTTTGGTGGAACTACGACAATAGAAGGTGCAACCAATACAGCTGTAAGTTTTACGTTGCCAGCTGTTGCAAACGTATACACTTTTGAAATTAAAGTAGCTGGTTATGAGCCAACCACTCCAGCTGGGATTGGTTTTTCTTTATTTGCTGCTGTCATATCTGATGGTGCAACAGCCACTAAAATAGGTGTGACAGACAAAATTAAAAACGCACAAGCAGCTTTGGCTGTGGCAGACGCCGATATAGTCACCTCTGGGAATAACGTCGAAGTAGAAGTCACAGGTGTGGCTCTTTTGAACATTACCTGGACAGTAGTCGGTTATTATGTTCAAGGAGTTTAATAATGGCTGGTTTTGATAACGAAGTCTTATATGCAAATAACGTAGATTTTAGCGGAGGTTTTCCAGTCACAGGAAAAGTTGTTGCTGATGGTCAGCTGTTAATTGGATCTACAGCCACACCAAACATAAAAGTCGGCACTCTAGCCAGCAGTAATGGAACCATCACAATCACAAATGGCTCTGGGACGATTGACTTGGTTGCTAGTGGGACTGGAGTTGCTCAGACGTTAACCGGTAATGCCGGAGTAGCGAGCCCTGTAGCTGGTAACATTAACGTGCAGACAGCCAACACCACGGTAGAGTTTTTAGGGTCTGGAGACACCTTAACGCAGGACTTTGGTTTAGGCAACCTTTTAATTGGGTCTGAAGGTGCTGCTATAACAAGTGGAACTTTCAACGTAAGTTTAGGTTTCCGAGCTCTAGAAGACGTCACATCAGGAAGTGCAAACACAGCTATTGGTTACCATGCAGCTAGAGATACAATAACGGGTGGCTCTAACACAACTGTTGGACATTTATCCTTAGCTCTTAACACTTCTTCGTCAAGTAACACGGGTTTAGGGCAAGAAGCTTTAGCTATTTTAACCTCAGGTCTTGGTGGAAACACGGCTATAGGTTTATCTAGCTTGTTAAACCTTCAGTCAGGCAACAACAACATTGCAATTGGAGTGAACTCTGGTAATTCATATACTTTAACAGACAGTAATAACATCGCCATAGGAGCCCTTGGAACAACCGGTGAGTCTAATGCCATTCACATCGGTACAGCAGGCTCAGGAACAGGTCAGCAGAACAAGACTTTTGTTGCTGGCATCACCGGAGTTACTGTTGCTGCTTCGGCACCTACAGGCGTGGATACCAACGGACAGCTAAGTAGCTTAGGATTTGGGACGGCTAACCAGGTCTTCACTAGCAATGGAGCAGGTAGCAGTCCAACGTGGCAAGCAGCATCAGCTTCAGGAGCGGTAACTACGATTACAGGTAATGACGCTGTTGCTGTCAGTCCTACGGCTGGAAACATAGGCCTTGTTACAGCTGACTCGAATATTACTTTCACAGGGGCAGGCAGCACTTTAACGTTGGATTTCAACCCTGGCGCTAGCAGTAACACTTTCATAGGACATAACGGCTCTACTATAACAAGCGGCAATAACAACGTCAGCATGGGGTCTACAGCTCTTGATGCGATTACTAGCGGCACATCGAACAACTGTTTTGGAGTCAACTCAGGTGGTTTAATAGCAGGTGGCAGCGATAATAACTGCTACGGAAGAAACTCTGGCGCTGCAATAGTGGCTGGTGGACAAAACTTGATGATGGGGGGGAATGCGGGATCTCCGATCAATGGTTCCAATAACGTCTTCTTAGGGTACAACACAGGGTCAAGTTTAAGCGGTACTTGTAGCAACAACATTTATATTGGTAGTGGAGTTACAGGTTCAGGAACAATAAGCAACTCTATTCGCATAGGAGGCACACACACCACAGCCTTTATAGATGGAATAAGCGGCGTAACGGTTTCTGCATCGGCTCCTATTGGTGTAGACACAAACGACCAGCTCAGTAGCCTAGGATTCGGCACTTCAGGGCAATCTTTCATAAGCGGTGGTGCTGGTGTTAGTCCTTCGTGGGCTTTAGTTAACTTAGCTAGTGGAGTTACAGGAACGTTGCCAGTAGCTAATGGTGGGCTTGCATCAACAGGTATCACAGGTATAGTTGCAGGAACTGGATCGGCTTATAACGGTCGGACCATAACAGGCACTACTAACGCTATAGCTATAACCAATGGTAACGGCTCTGCTGGCAACCCTACTATTAACTTTTCGCCTATAGTTGCTTTCACAAGTACACAGCCTTCGATGCTTGCATATAAGTCAGCAAACACCACAAACACCACAGGCGATGGCACACTCTACACGGTGATTTTTGACACTGAAACCTATGATCAAGGCGGTAACTACAACAACGCAACTGGAGTATTTACGTGCCCTGTAACTGGTAACTACATGATTACTGGAAATGTGGGATTCACTGCCTTTGGAACTTCTACCTCATTTATTTCTTATGTTACAGCTGTGCCATTGTATCAGACATATAACTCTAGTCAAGCTGTGGCAAACGTGGGGGCTTTAGGTAATATTTGGTGCCCATTCAGCTCTATTTTGCGACTAACCTCTGGGACTACGATAACAATAGTCGCTCAGGGTAACGGGGGAGCATTGAATAACACAATCATAGGTGGTGGTGCATACGCTACATGGTTAAGCATCGTTCTTGTTAACTAAAGGGTTGTAAAATGCCATTGAAATATGGAAAAAGTCAAAAAATTGTCTCAGAAAATATATCTGAGCTGCGACATTCTGGACGTCCAGAGAAGCAATCGGTTGCCATAGCACTATCAAAGGCTCGGGAATCAAAGGACACTACTAAAACCCATAAATCTAAGAAACCCGAGAAATGAAAAG